ATTGCAGACATTATTTAACCTCCTGTATTAGTCTATTAAGATACCAGTTAGCCTTCTCTAAATCTTGTAAAGGCTCACCTTTAAATTTATATCTAGCAACATACTTTAATACATTACCTTTTAAATAACCATGATACTCATCATCTGTCATACAATCTCGGATAACATCAATAGTTTCTTTCTTACCTTGCTTGTAATGATTAGGTGAATTTACATTATCATGTGTATCAGCAATGGTATTAATATCATTGCCAAGAACATAAGTATTACCATTATACTTTATTTCCTTTTTAACGTTTGCCATATTCTCTCCTAATAGTTTTAATATCTATAGCCTCTAGATTATAATCACCATCTTTTACTTCTCTCTTAACTATCACACCTCTCCACCACATGTGTTGAGTATCTCTAGCAAAGTGTTCAGAATGATTTAAATAACATCCTGCAGATAGCCCATGAATCTTTTTACCACTTGGTAAAGTAGATACAGCATAATCTAATAAATGACTATGGCCTACTGTAGCAGAAACTTTATGCTTTGTCAAGAGTGTTCTACCAATATTTTCACCAGATATAGCTGAACCCATAATACCCGATGGGAAATGATGTGCATAATATATACCATCTACAACTTTAAATTGTTTGTATGGTATTTCTTGCCAACCATATTTTTTAAATTGCAGATCAGATATTTTCATAGTACCTTCTAACTCTGGATTCTCTTCTACAAATCTATCTATTCTATCTTCATGATTCCCATGCAACATAATCTTTCTAGGTTTATGTTTGCCTAGACCTTTATTAAATAAAGATAAAGCATGATGCGAATGATCCATATCTTGTTGGTATCTTCTGCCTTCAAAAGATTTCTTACCTCTATCATATGTTGATAGAGAATCCATACTACAAAAGTCACCCATACATATTACATGGGTAGCTTTTATATCTGCGGCTAGTCTACCTGCCCACAGAAATCTATCATTGCTTACTTTAGGTGTGCAATGAGGGTCACCTATAACTAAGTGCGTTGCCATTAGTTTAACTCCTTTTCACGTTTTTGTTTTAAGTATTCAATAAAGTCAATCACATTATCTTCTTCATCAAACTCTGCAACAGAATTGATTGTAAGATTTTCTTTATTGGGGTCTCGTTTATCATCAGCAAAACCTTTGAGCCCATAAACAAAAATAGTTTGGGGGTCTTGAGTTGCTGCCTTTATCATGCCTCTAGCTATTGTAGAACATAATTCATATTGTTCTGTGGTCATCTTTGCTTTGCTTTCCATTACAATACCACAAGTAAATCCTCTTTCCCAAGGCGTAATTAATACCTTGATTGCATTATTAAAATCTTCTTTTTTAGTTTTCTTTGCCATGTTTATACCAATACCTGTCTACGTTTTCTTTATTATATTCTACTACTTTATGTTCGTAGCCTCTCTTCATACTCTTTTTACCAAAGAGTTCTGCTTTATCTTCAGCATCAAATAAAACATTTGTAAATATTTTATAGTCTTCATCTTTCTTTTTTTTATATAAAACAAAGTATAAATGCATACATACTAGTGGGGAGCAGACCCCTCAAACTACTCCCCACTATCTCCCTGTGAATCTTCCTGTTTAGGATTATTCACTTGGGTATACCATACCCACTTAGGATTCTTTCCCTTAGATTGTTGTTGTGGTAAATGTTTTAAATTGTTACCCCAACAAGGTACCTTGTATGGACAGAAAGAACATACTCTATCCAAAACTCTATTGCCTGTAGGTTTACCTCTAAATGTTTCTTCTACATCATCAAAGCATTTTTTAAAAGGTACTTTATCTTTTAATGCTTTGTAGTTGTCAGTAGCCTGTTTAATAAATCTATCTTTGTATTCATCTTGAATCTGTGGCGTTTCACATACTGCCCACTCTCCTGTAGATTTATTAATAGCTATCCAACCACCAAAAGGTTTCTTCTCGCTTTCAGCGTAGAGGAAACCCTGTGAGGCATAACCAAAGGAATCATTATTAACTACTTCACTAAACCCTCCCTTCTCTCCGAACTTGTGCTCAAAGGAATATGGAGATGCACTTTTAATATCCCAAACTTTGTTATCAATCTCAACATCCAATTTTCCAGAGATATTTTCTTTGTCAAATTTATACTCAACTTGTTTTTGTTCACTATCAATTTTAACTCCTGCAGATTTTAAAACAAATATAGCTAAGGCTTCTATCAAGTCACCAAATGTATTTCTCATTTTGTTATTGTATGGTTGCCCATCACCCTTGATACCCTTAGCTTCCATTTGTAATTGGCATAATGGTCTGCCAATGTTAGACATTCTAGGCTCAAACTTATCCTGTCGTTTCTCTGAGAACTGTTTTCGCAAGGCACTTTTACATGCCTCGCCAAACTCATTTAACAAATCCTCAGAGATTTCAACAGGACTAGTAGATACTTTATCCAGATATATTTTTACTTTATCTAGTATATTATTCATTATGCTGATAATACATCTTCTGGAAGTTGATCATCTAACTCATTAACAATCTTTGCTGATTCAGCATCAGAGTCGTTAGGTGATTTATCTCTAGCTTTTTTATATGCTGAGATTACCTCTTGATTCTCTTTGTCGATTGCATCTTTAAAGACAGTTAAAATATCATTGTCTTTAGAAGTAAACTCTATTTGAGTATTTGAGTTAGGAGTGATGACAGGTACATAAAAAGTATTACCACCTCTTTTCTGTCTCTCAGTATCAAGTTTTAATGTGCATTTAAACATTAACTTACCACTATCTTTTAAACTTTTGATAGCATTACTGACAGGCAAGAACGCTGTACCAGATACTCTATACAACGCAGGCAGTTCATCTACATTGTGTACTGAACCATCAGCAAGTTTCCCACCAAAACTTACTAGACCATAGACTAATCTATAACATCTAATAGTTCTTTGTTCAACTTGTTGCTCTGGTGTTAGTTGGTCTCTTTCTTTGTATGGTACTTTACCACAATTGACACCACCTAACATATCTATAGCCTCGTCTTTATGTGATGAGAATATGATTGATCTATTTACATACTCACCTTTATCTGGGCTATAGTTCATATACTGCATACCACTTAGAAATGGTCTAAAGGTTACAGGTTTTCCATATGCAACTTTACCTGCAGTTGTATCGAACACAGAAAATTCCCCAACAGGAAGTTTATTCCCATTGTCATCTTCTGGGTTTCTATTTATTGATAGTCTAGGAATACCATCACTAGTACTCGTACCATCATCTTGACCGATTGCTTTCATTATTTGTTCGTCAGTCATCGAACTTATATTTGCTAGTTCATTTTTTGTCATTGAACCTCCTTATAAATTGATTCGTATATAACATATTTTTAATAAAATGTCAAGCATTATTTTCCAAGGAAACATGCGGATAATAACACTATATAAATAAATATCCAAAAAGTATTGCTAAGAATATCTAACATATATAAGTATCTCCATCTGTTTGTATAACTTTAAGACCTTCATATTCTGCATATTGTTTCCATGCAGAGTAGTCTTCAAAGTCTTTATTCAAATACAGAATACTTTGTGTACCTGTATAACTATCTCTAAATGCTTGATACTTTTGATATGCAGTATACTCGCTATCATCAAATTCATCTAGAGTATCTAGGGCTTCTACCATATTCCTCCTATAGGGTTATTGGTATGCACTTATAGATAACATCACTTTGTTGTGGATCTATTTGTGCTATTTGGTTGTACTTATCTGTAACATCTGATGCCTCTTGGGAATCAGCTATTATAGATTGTATAGAAAAGTAAGGCTCTGCATTTGAGAACTTCCTTACTCTAATAATTAGATTTGTTGTTGTCATGTTATAATTACCTCCTTCATATCTAACCAGTTATATCCTATTTTAGTCTCTGTGTCAAGTGGAACATTGAAATCAATGTCATAATATTCTTTAAGAGAATCTATAACTCCACTAGTACCTTGCTTAAATATTTTACACATAATATTTTCTTCACCAGGATACACATCAGCTACAATAGAATCATGTACAGTATTTACTAATAAACTTTTAACTTTGTTTTCTTTCATTAGTTTATAAATATTAATGCAAGCAAGTGGTACTATATCTGCTGTAGCAAATCCTTGCACAGGATAATTTTTAATTTGAGTACCATAACTAGAACCACCCCAAGGCATTCTCTCAGCATATGGAAAAGAATATTCTCTACCTGTAGGTATTTTAATTCTTTTAAATCTTATTGCTTCATTTTGTAAATGCTCATGCCATTCTTTAATACCTTTATACTTTTCAAGAAACTTACTATAATATTTCTTTTCATTTTCAGTACCAGATACTCCACCATATAATGGTTTAAAGGTATGTGCTTTTGCATCTTGTCTTGATACACCAATAATATCTGCAGTATATTTATGTACATCAACATTATTTTTTATATCTTCCATACCTTGTTTATCTTGTGCCATAAATACAGCAGTTCTAAATTCAAGTTGTGCAAAATCTATTTCAAGTATCTTACCATTTTTAAATCTAGATTTAACTACTTGCCTAATTGGAAATGTAGTTCCTCTAGGTTGGTTTTGAAAGTTAGGATCACGACTTGATAATCTTCCTGTTGCTGTTACAGCTTGCATAAATTTTGGGTGTAACATTCCATGATCATCTGTATGCTCTTTCATACCATCAATAAATGTAGATAGATAAGTATCTACTGCATTGTATCTAACAATAGAATCTAAAAAATCTTTTAACTCTCCTTCAGATTCAGCTGCTAATTTATTTAAAGTAATCTTATCTGATCTAAAACCAGACTCAGATACATCATAAACACTTTTAGGTATCTGATTAAACCCTGCAAGTTTAGCCATGTTATGATAAACAAATCCACTACCTTTACATTCAGTGCACTTAGGATATTTTTTAAATGGTGTTCCATCTTTTTTTATTTTCTTTATTACACCTTTACCATTACAGTCAGTGCATTTACTAGCTGTAGTTTTATATACAGGTACAGTATTAGCTTGTACAATTTTTCTAAACTGTATTCTAGACATTTGTGGTCTTCGTTTATTTTTACCTGTAGCTTTATCAACACCTATATTAAATATCTTTGACCATTCTTTTTTGTCTACAGGTTTTCTAGAATAGATTAACCAAGATAATTGTTCTGGACTTGATAAAGTAATTTCAGTATCACCCATTTTATTATATACAATTTTATTTATCTTCTGACTTAGATATTCTTTTTCTGCTTTGTATTCTGCATTAACTTTTTCTAATACATTTAAGTCTACATAAATACCATTGCGTTCCATATCACTTAATACAACAAGAAACTCACCCATAGTCTTAGCAGTTTTAATTAAATCTTTATTAGCAGGTAATCTAAAGTCTGCCATCTGAGAATCAAATAGTCTTCTCGTAATAGCAACATCATTACGACCATACTCCTCTACTAAATCAGCAGGTATGTTATCAAAAGATACACCTCTGTCCATGAAATCTTTTATTCGATCATCTTTCATACCTATTTTTCTACGCTGACAACACATCTGAAGTGTTAAAGATTTTCTAATACCTCTGTTTAAAATATATTCTCCAATCATAGTATCATATACTTTACCTGTGTATTTAAATCCAGACTCTAATAACCACATCAAATCAAATTTTAAATTATGACCTACCAATAATGTAGTTTCATCTAGTACCTCTTGTATTCTAGCTACACCACCTCTACTAACTTTTTCTGAATGGTGTGTAAAATAATATTCCAAACCATATTTAGAATCTAATCCAACACTAACTAATTTATTGTTAGCATGGAATGGTGATGGGTCAAACCCATTGTTTTTATTTTTTTGAAAAGTTGTTTCTACATCTACTACTGTAATCATCCTTCGTACCTACTTATATCCCTTCTAATAACACAGCTAGGTTCACCATGATAGCCTGTTATTTTATTTTTACTTATACACAAAGTTCTATTTGTGTTTGCTTCATCTAAACTTTGATTTCTACCTATACCAATAATTAAATCAGCTTCAGCAGCTTTTCCAGTTTTAGAATTTTCCATCATATCAAACGATATACTATTTCTATTATGTGCCTCAGCAGATGCTTGAGATATTGCTATGACAGCACAGTTTCTACGCTTAGCTAACTCTCTTGCACCTGTATAAATTGCTCGTAGCTTTTCATCTGACCTAGAAAACTTACCATCTAAATGTACTTTATCTAGTTGGTCAATTACTACAACATCTGGTTTATACTTTTCACAATGAGCATCTATATCATCTAATGTCCAATCAACTACATCAAATAATTTTATATTGTCTCTTACTTTTGACCATGTAAAATGTACTTCTTTCATATTGTCTGGTATATCGTCTCTAGTATATCCAGTTGAACAAGATATAGTTCTCATTTGAGTTCTTACTGCAGGCTCTTCATTTATAAACGCATGAATGTTTGCACCTTGCCATGCAAAACCATCTGGTGCTGAAACTAAACTAACCCAGAAAGCAGTCTTACCTGTCTCTGGTCTAGCAAATGCAATCATTAAATTGCCTGGGCCGATTCCACCAACTTTTTCTGATAGTACAGGTATATTAAATTTCCATTTAGTAGTTACTGACAACTGCTCAATGACTTTTCCTATATCATTTGTTACAGGTTTTATATCTTCATCTGGCAAATTTTTTTTATGACCTTCAATTATTTTTGAAATCTCACTAAAGTTTGCAGGCTTACCATTAAATATTTCTGTAGCTTCAATAGCAATTTTCTGAGCAGTTTCTCTATCCACCATTATGTTTGCTATATCTTTTGCTATAGCAGGTGTTGGGTCTGTGACTTGTTTTATTTCAGTTACAAGTTCTTCAAACTTTTCTTTAGCAGTTCTAGTTAATGCAGGATTAAATTTACCTACATGCAAAGTGTATACATCATCAACTTTTAAATCGCCATCATAATCTTTATGTGCTTTCTGTAGTGACTCAAAGAATGAACCAAGTTCACCCTCAAATATACTACGAGATATAACTCCCTTATACTCATTATAAAACTTTTTATTGAGCATCATTTTAATTAGCTGTTTTTCCATCGTGTTTCCTTTCATATGCCATTATTAAATTTTCTTATTCTATCATTTAAGTAATCAACTATCTCAGATAATCTATTAATTTCTTTTGCTAATTTTAATCTGACTTCTTCTGCTTGTTTTAAATCTAAACTAGAGCCATGCAATAAACTTTTAAGTCTTTCTATTTCAACTTTTAGTTTTTTATTTTCTTCTTCAACGCTGTTCATCTTTACATATTTTCCTGCATCAAAGTCTTCTGAGTTAGGATTGTCTGGGTGTGGTCTATCTGTCATTTTGTTCTCCATAAAATATATTTCTTATCTGTTCGCTATTATAATATTTTAAGTCTTCTGTCAAGTGTTTAACCTTAACATTATCAAATCCTTTTCCTCTTAATTCTTTTACAATAGCAAATGATTTAGTTGTAGCGTCTCGGTCAAGTGCTACATAAATAGTTTTAAACTGCATGATATGTGCAAGATGTGTATTAGCTAATGATGTTCCCATGATAGCTATACCTGTCAAGACTCCAGATACTGCACAAGCAGATGGACAATCTTCAACTATAACTGCGTCATCACATTGACCACAGATAAACGGAACACTTTTACTACCATACATAAACCATTTAGGATATATGGATTTATCTAATGCTCTACCTACTGCACCAACATATTCATTTGTATATTTATTCTTAATCATAAACACAACTCTTTCTTGTGCTACATCATATTTAATATCTGCTCTGTTCATAGAGAATGAATCCCAACAATTATTTTTTTGGAGATACTTCATTGCTTTTTCATTTGAGTATGGAGATTTAAAACTATCTGGCACTAAAAATTTTTTAGGCTCGCCTGAAGTTTCTTGTTTGGAAAATGTTTTATTTACATATCGTATAGTCTTATCGCCTTGATGCCTACCCTTAGCAGAACATGAGGCATGAAAACAATACCAACTAATTTTATCATCAGTTGTATCTATCAATAATGTATTTGTGTTATGGCAGAATGGACAATCCATTCTTTGTTTAGTTTCTTCTGGTACTTGTAGTCCTTGTATTACTTCTACTTGTTGTGATATATTCAATGCTACTCCTATACTGTAAGTTCTTCATAGGTAATAGAGTATCTATCTGTTCTAAAAAAATCATTAGGCTCTACCTTCATTAAGTTTTCATTAAGATAGAATGCTACTTCATTTTCTATTTCTTCGTAAGTCGGTTCCTGTTTGAATGGAATTACTGCTACTGCCTCTATTCCTAGTCCTGTTAGTCTGATTTTGTATTTTTTCATTGTCTATTCCCTTATCATAATTTATATTATTTGTCAAGTTATCTTTTAACTTTTTATAAAAATTTGGGTGGTGCCAAGCAAATGTCATG